TCAGATCACTAATATTGACGCCGTGACGTTCTGCCGGAATTTTTGCCATAAAGAATATGGCTGCCAGTGCCCGCTCATTTTGTTTATGGTTTATATCGCGACGGTCACGCATATCTTTAATGAACCTTTCAAGCTCTGGCTCAATATTCAAACCAAACACATTCGCCCTTAATTCAGCTATACGGTTCAGTCCTTCAAGCCGTTGACCCGGGCTTAGTGGAACAGTCGCAGCAGTGCCTTCAATAGCCATGGTTTCACCTGTTTGGTAGTGGTCAGCCCTGTCAGCAGTTCTTCCTGAGAGCGAGACGGGTGCCAACGCTTGCCATCTTTCCCGATAATCCAGCCATGGCCGCAGTGCATACCCTGGCTTTGTTTAACCAACAGCGATGCGAATGACGGTTCTTTAGTCAGCATAATCACCTCAGATGATGCCGAACGAAGCACCAAGGCCCGTTACGGTGTCCACCGCACTTGCCATTGCGGGGTTGGCCTGCAGGCGTGCCTGCATGGAAACGGCAGCCAGTGCCATCAGGCGAGTTACAGAGTTAATGCTGCTGATCACATCACGGCGTCCAGCAGTGGTTTTCACATCGCCAGTAACAGCACCGGCAGCAACGCGCCCTATCTCAGCGGTGGCACTCATGACGTAATGCGGTAGCTTCTCTTTTGCCACTTCGTTCATCGGCACGCATGGCAGGCAGTGAATTTGTGCCAAGAAGCCGTCAACCAGGTTTGAATCCTCAGTGAGATCGGTAAGCAGCCAGATTTCAGGTGGTGTGAGCTGATGCGGCTGGTCTGGGTTCAGCTTGTTGCGCAGTGTCTGGACATTCATTCCCGCGCGTTCTGCCAGCTTTGCCATGTTGTGACGCAATGCGAAAGCGCGACATGCTTCATCAAAGTGAGGATGTTTGGAAACGCGATAATCAAACATGTTCTAAATCCTTTTCTATCCCAAAATGGAACTATCAGGCTTGCATTGCGACTTCACAGCCTTGAGCTGCTTCCATCGTCAACGCGAACATGTTCACTTCAACCAGACCGTTAGCGTTTTCTTTCTTGCGAATCGGAAGACGGCCTTCACGAATCATCTGGCGGGCATAGCTGAGCTTGTAACCAGTACGGCGGCAGAACTCATCAAGGGTGATGTATGGTTCTGACACCACAAGGTTAATGCTGGGGCGCATTGATAATTGTCGTTTCATGATGCACTATTCCTCAGTTTGTGTTTTAAACTTCACTATTCGGATGTATTCGCACATATTCCGAACATCACAAGACCGATGATAGGATCGCAAAACTGATATGTCAAACGCAAAAAAAACCCCAATCGCGATTTCTGCATTTAATTTTTCATCTCAAAGCGGTGGCAAAGATGCAATAACGCGCATCCTTCAAGCTTACGGATTCAGCACAAGACAGGCTCTATGTGAGCACCTGGGGGTTTCCCAAAGCACAATGGCCAACCGCTGGATGCGCGATACCTTCCCGCATGATTGGCTAATCGCATGCCATTTAGACACTGGTGCTCCGATGCTTTGGCTAGCTACCGGGCAGGGCAAACCGACAAGCGAAAAAAATGACTCGCAAAGTTTAACTTTGAAATTTAAAGAAATCACAAATGGGGTATTCGACGAGTCCATTCTGGTTCATTACGATTCTAACCTACTACCAAAAGACGCATTAACTCCCTTCTTTGTGAAGTTCGAATCCGTGGTTTATCTCGTTGATGAATACAAAGGCGAAATCAACGATGGTGTTTTGCTGATCGAGATCGACGGCTTTGCTAGTGTCAGACAGATTTACCGACTACCTGGCGGAAAGTTAAGAGTTGAAAATGGCCCTGCATCATTTGAATGCGCAGCTTCTGACGTAAAAGTATTAGGCAAGGTGATAAGCAAAACCGAGCAGTTTGTTTGATACCAAACGGGAGATTAATTAAGTGGCCGTAAGCAAACTCGCCAATGGCAAATGGCAAGCCCAGGTATTCCCAAACGGGCGCGATGGGAAACGCATCCGGCGCCAGTTTGCCACTAAGGGCGAGGCTCTGGCATTCGAGCGCCATGTAAAGGAACAAGCCCAGGATAAGCCGTGGCTGGGTGAGAAGACAGACAAACGCCGCGTTCGGGATTTGGTTACAGCCTGGTATAACGCACATGGTGTAACACTCGCTGATGGCGAGAAGCGTAAAGGCGCAATGGAGTTTGCCTGTCTCGCTATGGGCGATCCCCTCGCAACTGAATTCAACGCAAAGTTATTCTCAACGTATAGAGAGCAGCGTTTAAGCGGGAAAATAACCCGCTCGGATCGCGTTAAGTCCGTAAATCCTCGCACGGTAAACCTGGAGCTGGCTTACTTTCGGGCTATGTTCAATGAGCTGAAAAGACTTGATGATTGGACAGCACCAAACCCTCTCGAAAACGTCAGAGAGTTTAAGATTGCAGAAGTTGAGCTAGCCTGGCTTACGGTTGAGGAAGCGACGCGCTTGCTTGAGGAATGCGAGAAAAGCAAAGCAGGTGATTTAACCACGATTGTCAAAATCTGCCTTGCGACCGGCGCAAGATGGGGAGAGGCTGAAAGCTTAACTGGCAAGCAGATAAGCCCCGGCAAAATAACCTTTATCAAAACGAAAGGTAAGAAAAACCGTGCGGTTCCAATCAGTGATGAGCTTTACGAATTGCTACCCAAAAGTCGAACCTCGAAGCCACTCTTTACCGGATGTTATTCAGCATTCAGGAGCGCGATAAAGCGCGCGGGAATAGAGCTGCCAGACGGCCAGCTGTCGCACGTTCTACGACATACTTTTGCCAGCCATTTCATGATGGGCGGCGGCAATATTCTGGTCTTACAACGCATCCTTGGACATACGGATATTAAAGTGACAATGCGGTATGCTCACTTTGCCCCTGACCATCTAACAGAAGCAGTTCAACTTAACCCCTTAAACCTAATTGGTGGCAGCAAAATGGCAGCACAGCGCAGCACTATGCAATACTTTTCGACAATATACGAAATCCTATGCGCTTGAATTCACTGTAAATCATTGTTTTTAATGAAATACGGTTCGGACTCATAATCGCTTGGTCGCTGGTTCAAGTCCAGCAGGGGCCACCAAATTTTAGATTTAAAATCATATGATTAAGCCATCCAAAACGGGATGGCTTTTTTATTATGACGCGTCACTGTCCCCTTTTCGTCCCCTCTGCTTCATAAGTGAGGGCATGTAGCTATTCGAAAGTACCTAAAGTAAGAGGGAGAACGAACATGGATTTGAAAAAAAAAGCTCTGATTTTTTTAAGAACCAACCCACATTTTGGTCCTGCAATGCTTCTCTTTTGTTTAGGGGGTATTTTTCTTACAACATCTAGACTCGCTATCGTTTCTGGGGCGTTGTTTGGTGCTGGAGCTTCATTATTAGGCGCATGGATTTCTGACTTTAACACTAGAAAACGAGAGTACAGTGCCAAGATTCAAAAGGAGGAGGATGCTGTACAATACCTCACTCCCGAGTTGTTAAGAACAATAGTCCGAGTATTGAAGATTCAAGAAAGAGCCATAATCAATTACAGTGCTAATTCTTCTGAGAACAACAAAAATGGCGAGCTAAGACTTCCGCTTAATCCAAACATTCATAATCTTGTTAAGCTAGGCGACCTCAAAGAAGATTTTATTCCCCATCTCCCACTTTTGTATCCAAATGCAAGTCAGTTCAAAGATCTGAGCGGAAACAAAGCAATAAAATTAGTGCTTTACTACGATTCTCTTTTTGAACTTCAAATGTTCGTCAAGGATTGGTGGAGAAGAGAAGGCCAAGTACCTTCTAATTTGTTCAATCAAATTAGCCACCTTTCAGAAAATAGCTTAAGGCTGGCTTTAGATTGTTTAGCTGAACTTGGGATTAACCATAGCAACTATGACTCATCTCACATTGACACTGTTCCCGAAAGAATAAGTAAAGCACTTACGTATGCCTCTCAAACAAGAGAGCGCTGTTACGCAGATTTTACAAAAGCAAAATCTAGTCGCCAACCAGGAAAGTAGAATAAAAATATATTGTAGAAAAAGCGATTCTCTTCAAAAAAGGATGAAAAGATGAATAGATTTATTGCTGTCAAGGTTGGAAAAGGGGATGCTTTTTATCTGGAAAATATGGAGATAAGTTTTTTAGTTGATGGAGGTGCAAGTAAAACAAAACTCCCTTCACTTTTAAATGAAGCAAACATATTAAATGACATTGATATTATAGTGTGTACACATAGCGATGAAGATCATGTGAATGGATTAATTGGTTATTTTCAAAGCAATAAAAAATGTAAAGAAGTGTGGTTACCCGGCAGTTGGATGTCACGTCTCGATGATATGCTAAACAGACCTAATGATTTTATTAAAGAACTTATAGAAAACATAAGTGATCTTGATGAAGACTTTTTACTTTACAACGGTAACACGCTTGAGGAAATAGGTAACTTCATATCTCAAAGAAGGAGCGATTTAGATATAAATCTGGACAACGAGAGTGAAACCCATTTTCCCGTCTTACCATATAGAAATAATAACATTGAATCTAGTTTTGAAGTGCTTAAAGATGAGTCAAGATATGATAAGGCCACAAAAGATGAACATAATGACAATGAATCACTAGAAGAATGCAGCCCAAACGAAAGGAAGCGCTCATTTAGCCAAGAAAATCTCTCTCGTTTTGTCAATGAGTTAAATAATATACCTACAAATCCATTTCACCAGAAAACAATCAGTCACCCAATAAAACCATTTGATCGAAATAAAATATTTCATAGCGCAATTAATGCTGCAGAAAAAATTCTAGAACTCTCCACCCTCGCTTATAACTCTGGGGCAAAGGTGAGATGGTTTGAATATTCTAACTTTAGATCGGGAGGTGGTTTAAAATACTTCCATCCTGTAAACTCCATTGAAATATTTCAAGCTCGAAAGAGATTAGCATTAGAGTTCCTTTGTTTAACAAAAGCCAATATAGAAAGCTTAGTTTTTTATGCCTATAATGAAGACCATTCTGCCGGTGTGCTTTTTTGTGCTGACTCAAACTTCTCATTTCAGCAACGACTAGATTTTTTATCGGACTGCTTAAATCTGATAGTTACTGCACCTCATCATGGAGCGGAAGCAAATAAAATTGTTTATCAAAAGTTAGCACCATATATAAATTCTAACACCATCTTTGTCAGAAGTGATACTCGACAATCTAGAACAAAAAGTAGCCCCAGACCGTGTATAGACTATATAAACCTAACATATATCAAATACTGTACAGTTTGTTTCGGTCAACAAAACAAGCAAGATGTCATGTTAAATTACACTCAATCAGGATGGTATCCTTTTAAAACCACTGAGTGTATATGTTAATAAGATATGGTTAATTGCAAAACAACCTTAATTTGTCACACCGGGATATTATTATAAATTTACCTGCATTATTTACGACGTGGCTTTTTATGTAAATATAACTATTGTTATTTTTTACTATGATTTTCAAAAGTAAGTTCAAGTAATTTAGCTTCGCTGAAAATGGCTGTAGAGCGCAACACTAGGCGCCACTCTTGAGCATAATTCGTTTAAGAGATCTGAATAATCAGTAACTTATTGGTTTTACTCTCTTTGAGTTGCAACTCATAATCGCTTGGTCGCTGGTTCAAGTCCAGCAGGGGCCACCAAATTTTAGTTTTAGAATCATATGATTAAGCCACTCGATTGAGTGGCTTTTTTATTGGTTTTTTGAGCCGATGACGCAGCCGCTAACCGTGGTTCAGCGAAGCCGTTCGGACACGCTCAGAGGCGCCCGGGGTCGCGATCAGGCGCTCCACGGACTCCATCGTCACGAACGTACAGCTGCAGTCCACATTGGTGCACTGGTGATAGCGCTCTTTGGTATTTTCACTTAGATAGCGACTGGTACGCGCATGCGCAGAGTGCTTGCACTTAGGACAATGAAACATGTACCCCTCCACTTGATTCACATTTTGTGAATCAATAATACCCA